CCAAAGTGTACAATTATGACTGAATTGTGGCAATTTGGCCATAATTTTGCCACAATATGTCGACACTTCGACACCCCTTCGACACCCTGCCGACACCCCCCCTGTCGAAGCTACTATCGTTGGTATATAAGGAAAGTAATCGAAATTTGTGCCTTTCGACACCTATTTCTATTTTTATAAGCGCTGATTTAAAAAAATATTTTTTTACCTTTATGGTGTCGACAACTGTGTTACAAGACTCTATGCCTAAGAAAAGAAGAAAAAGCGTTGCCTCATTTGGAACTCCCGACATACCTTTTCCTAAAGTCCGGGTGGAGTGGATCGACTGTGTGAGTGATTCGGGCTGGGCTAATGAAAAAGAATTTGATAAGATGTCTTTAGCTAGACCTATCAATGAAGGTTGGTTATATTCTAAAGATAAAAAATCTATTAAGTTATTTGCTTCTTATGATAAGGAAGATGATGGTAGTTTTAGTTTTGGGGATAGAACTATGATACCACGTCAATGGGTTAGAAAAATTCAAAAGATTTAATGGGTAACTTTATCGCTAACTTTATCGTCATCCCTTTTCTCTTCTTGCTCTTCCTTTTTTACGTCGTCTTTATCCTCATACTGAGTGTCTGGGAGTGGCTCTGGGAGTTTTGTAGGACTTGCTTTAACTTCTTTCTTAAGTTGTTCAATAGGTTTCGCGTCTAAGATTGGACTGTATTGGTCCACAATTTCTTTCATTCTCTGCTCTAATTCTTGTTCACTCATATCTTCAAGCTTACCAGTTTTAATTATTTTTTGTTCAATATATAATCCAGCCGCTTTACCACGTGAAACTTCAGCGTTGACAGCACTAGAAAAACTACCTTTCTTTAGTGCTTCTTCTCTGAGTCTAGCTAATTCTTTAATGTGTTTTTCAAATGTAACTTCGTATTTGTTTTGAACTTCCTCTCTTAACTCGCCAATGTATTTTACTACAAGAGGAAATCTTTTTGGATTTCTTAATTCACTAGCTCTGACTCTAGCTGAGTCTTCTGCATAGCCTGCTTCCTTAGCACATTCGTAAGGAGTCATACGTCCTTCGTTGTATACGTATAATTCTGAAAATCTTTTTTGCTGATCTGTGAGTCTTTTTGGTACGCCCATAATACTCCTTATTAAAAAGGCCTTGTTCGAACTTCGTGTGGTGGAGTCCATCCAAACAAGACCAAGCTTGACTTTTATAGTAATTTTAAGTAAAAGTCAATATGATAAATGAGAAAGGATCTAACGATTTGGAAGCACGCATAGAGCAGCTAGAAAAGCAAAAAGAATTCCTGCAGGAAAAATGTAGACAGGCTGGTGCAAGGATTAAAGAATTGGAAACTGATAATAAAAGACTTGCTAATGAAGTTAATAATTATATAGAGAGGATAACTAGAAATATCACATGTTAAAATCACAAGAATTAGAAAAAATTATTCGAAAGTTTAATGATGGTAGTCCTGTAGCTATGGACGCTAGAGTTTCAGTTGAAACTCCTGATGGTACGATGTGGGATATTGGTCAAGTTTTTTTAGCAGAAAATAAAATCATTGGAGTGAGGGAAACACACCGGATTGTTATTCGGATTAATAAGGAAATTGCCTCACCCGGTAAGGTAATTGGAAAGCTGTAATTACTTTGAAATGAGATGGCTCCCGAACGAAAATTATGGCATGAAGTTAAAAAGAATTGTCCTCAAATTAAGTGGACAAGGATTGAGAATTTCGCTGGCGTTGGCGTGCCTGATCTATTGGGCTATAATAATTCTGGCAACTTTTTCACAGTAGAATTAAAAGTAGTCAAGAGTAATAAAATACGATTTTCACCACACCAAATTGCCTTCCATACCACACATCCTAAGAATACATTTATCCTTGTCAAGCACCTTGGTTCAGGGTGCTTGAAACTTGTCCCAGGGTCCCTGGTTCAAGATCTTTTAAGGGAAGGCTTTGCTTGCTCGTCCGTTGCTCGTGGATCATGGTCCACGGTGCTTGAGACTTTGCTCGCTTGTTGATCGTTGCTCGCTCGTTGCTCGTTGGTACGTGCTTGAAGCTTCTTCCGCTCTGCCCGGAGGGCAGCGTAGTATTTGGGGTGTCTAAACATTAGTGCTGTCCGTATGATATATTTTTGATATCTTTATTCCAGCAATTTCTACAATCTTTACATTGATTGTCTTGAGATGGCGCCGGGCACGTAGCCTGAGCTGTCACCACGGTCGACGTGTTGGGCCAGCTGGCAGGTGCTGCCTGGTCCACCATCGGAGCTGAGAACCTGATCACCAGGTTGCTTGGGGCCCTATCGAGATGGTCCTTGACCCATGCTTCACGGGTCGGCATCCAGTGACGCTTGCCCGGTGTTAACCTGCAGACGTCGTATATTTTATTTAAATGTTCTAGATCCTGTACATCTCCTGAGTCGTGCCACCTGAACACGTCCGGCTTCTTGCTGTTGATGAGGTGGGCCATAGCCTGGACCCATTGCGGGGTGTATATTGCTTTAAGTCTTCGATACTGTGCATCCTGGACCACCTTAAACACGTAGCAGCCCTTCATTGCATAACAGTCATAACAGACTGAACCAGGGACCGCTTGGAGCTTGGTGCCTGTCTTGCATTCCTTGGCAGGTATACCAATTGACCAGCCCGGCATTTTGCCAGGCTTGCTTAGGCCTCCGACGATGGTCCACGCTTCACTTGTTTTCATTTTTTTGCTTCTCTTCAATAACATTACGAATTGCTTCTATTTTTTTTAATTGTTTAATGTATCGCTTGTGTATGACTTCGGCGTTGTGTACTTCAAGACTTGATTGAACTTCTAAGTCTTTCCAGTCAGAGCCGTTTAAAGCTCTGTCAACTGTCTCACGTATTTTTGTGTTTGATTGTTTTGTGCTGTCTAAATAGTTGATCACATCAACCAGTGCTTCGTGTTGCTTGCTTATTAACTCTTTTGTTTTGTCCATATTGTCCATATTATTTCTCCTTTATTATCCTATTATTACCACAGCTCTGCTTGCTTGTCAATTCTTGCTTGCTGCTTGTTGCTTGAGACTTCAGGCTTCTAAAGAATTTTTCACAGCTGGACAGGTACGCCCGCGGCAGCTCTGAGTGCGGCCGCAGGAAATAGTGTGTTAAGTCGTTGTGTTTAATTCTTTTCATTGCCAGTAGTCCCCACCAGCTGCGCTGTTCAGGCATGTTAAGTACTCAGACTCTGATAGTCCCAGCTCACCTGTCAGAAAGCTGTGCTTATCTCCCTGGAGCCCGAAGCGTGGGTCCTTCAGGTACGCAATCGCTTTTTCTAAAATTACGTGGCGCTTGCTGCCACCTGGTTGGTATTCTTTTTTTAATGTTTTTTTTGTCATAATTTCCTTTCTAAATTCATCCTATCATCTCCGGGACCAGCTGTCAAGCTTGTTGCTTGCTGCTTGCTGCTTGATCCCAGATCCTTGCTCTTCACGCCGGGCTTATCTAGAATCCACTGGCACTAATAACAAGGATCAGGGATCAGTTGTTGTCCTGCGCAGGCGGGGGTATTACTTTCCTAGGATTCAATCCCATGCTAAGAGCATCGCGACCTGAACTATAGTGGGTCAATTCCCACAGCTACAACACTGATCCCAGACCCTACGTTGCAGTAGTTACTACAAGCTTAGCATACACAGCAGGGTCAGGGATCAGTTCTGGTTGTAGGTAATTTGAAGTAAACTTAAAGTACTTCACAACCAGAAGTTGTCCCAATCAGAGATTAGGGTGTATAGCTAATTCTTCTAAAATCTGATTAATCATATATAATACTTGACAATCCTATTGTCAAGATATAAAAGAATTAAATGCAAAATAAAAAAACAGAAAGAGGAAAAATGCGATTAAGACTAAATCAAGAGTATCGGAACAAGATTGCTAATAGAATGAGAGTACATCTTGAACAAGAAGATACGATTGAAAAACAAAACTATGACAATTTAAAAGCAGATCAAATTGACATAAATGATAATGCGTGGAAAGTTGCTGAAACAATAGTAAGGCGACATTATACAGATGAAGATGTAGAGAAAGCAAGATACCTACAAAATAAGTTTGAGAATGTTTCTACTATTGCAAAAGACAGTTGCTTTCATTTTCATTATCTTGGAACTAAAGAAGATAGAGACTATGACAACAACCCAATAACTAAAGAAGATACCATTGAAAGCCATTTTGATTTTAGATTAAATGGTAGTATTGATACTGATAGCAATTCTTCTAGTTATAGCGACAATAGTTATGGCTATGCTTTATTCCGTGATGAACTTAAAGCACAAGAGAACTGCAACCCAGATATTTTGATTGAACAAGAGGGTAAAGATAGCAACCCACACAAAACAAAATATTGTGATAACAATAGTAAGTATCTTGGTAATGATGACAAAGGCTATGGGAAAGAGTGGAACGAAAAGTATCAACTTGATTTAATTGGTCGTGATTATTGTAGAGATAGATCAATAGCTTGTACTGAACAAGAGTATATGTTTTTAATAGATTGGAAAAACCAAAAAGGTCAATTTGTTATGGCACATCATAAGTGGATTAAATCTGTATTAGACCAGATGAAAGAAATTAAACTTGGTTTAAAAGGTTATAAATATTTAGATGAGGCTTTAGAACTTGCAACTGAACTTGGTTTAAATATTAATGAGGCAGAAATAATCAGAACTAACTCAACTGGCTTAACTATCTACAATCCTAAAAATCTTGCAGATAGAATTAAGGGAATGAAAAACAAGAGAGAGAAAACAAGAGAGGAAAAAATAGCCGAAAGAGTGGCTTATATGCAAGCTCAAGAAAGTGTAAATTAACACTTTACAAGGTTATCCTATTTATGATAGGATAACCTTAAATAAATAAAGAAAGAAAGAAAGGACAATATGAACATTAAATACTTTAGTTGGTTTATGAAATCACGAAATAAGTTTGCGACTTGTAGAGGTGTTGATGAACACGAATATGAGGACAAATATAGTGGAGAGTTTAAAACTTTTAAATCAAAACAATGGAATGACAAAAACGGAAAACCTTGTTATAACTTTTGGGACTTGGACGCGGAACACCCAAGAACTGCGGTCAATTATTCTGTGAGGAAAGCATGAATTATAATTGGTGTCATGGTCCGAACTGCCATACTAAAGAAACACAATCAAGAGTGCGAGGGAGTGGCGACAATAAAGTTTTAAGAACTATTAAGATTAAACAAGATAGTAATTATAGAAGTTACGAGCAATATAGTATGTTTAATTATTTCTGTGGCACTAATTGTTTAATGGATTTTATTAGAACTCACTTACAATCGATCGTTGCTATTGCGCCAAGGCGCGAGGCTCTTGAAACACCAATCAAGGTTGTAAAAGAAAAGTATGAAAGTAGTAGGTATAATTGGAATGGCGAGGGTAGACCAGAACGCGTACCATATATGGCAACAAGAACTACAATTAAAAGTGTTGACAATAATTAAGGGATATAATAGGATAACCATATGAATAAAACAAATACAGACAATAGAACAGAAGAAAGAAGAAACAGATTCAATGGCGAATCTGTTATGCTAACTAAAGAAGAGGCAGACAAACATGACGCGTTGTTTATGCATGAACTAAT